CTTGATCTTTTCGAGGCGAGCTTCTCCGCCGCCAGCGCCCGAATCGATTGGATAAGTCGTGCGACCACCCGACTTACGTGGCATCATGCCCGGAGGAGGCATAGGAGGCCCACCAGCGCCCGGAGCGCCACCGCCCGGAGGCATCATCCCCGGAGGAGGCATCGGCATCCCTGCGCCCACTGGAGGCGTGCGCGGAGAAACGGGTGCGTTCGGCATTGGCTGACCGCCCATTGCGCCCTTGTCATGGTGACCGGAGGCGATGATGATGTTCACGTTCATCTTGCCTTTTCCAGCTTTGCCACCATGGGCATGGGCCGAGCGTCCGCCCTTAACTTCACCGGGAACTTTGAACGGATAGCCTTCGCCTTTGAAAACGCCGCCGCCTTTGTTCTTTTCAGCTTTGCCACCCCAGCACTTGTGGCATTTGCAGTCATGTGGATGGGCCGAACCACCACGTTTCATTGGCGATTCATCTGTTGCTCGGATTTTTGCAGTTTTTCCTTCTGGTATTTTAGGATTCCACCATTGTTTATTAACCTGTTCCATTGGTTGTCCGGTTAATTTAGATTTTGCCAAAGAAATCCCAACATCACGTTTATTTGCTTTGTCAATTTTATCCCAAGCGTTTTGTTGCAAACCTTCTGCCATTTTTGAAGAATTGGAACTTCTAGACCACGATGGGCTGTCATAAATTTTTTCCGCCGCACGAGTTTGTTTACCAGCTTGAGAAAGTTTTCCATGACGATCGGAAATAGCTTTTTCCAGATAGCGAGAAAGCAAACCGCCGCTCAATTTGTGAGCACGATGCTCGAGAGCAGATGGTTTCACCATCTTTTTAATGAGTTTTTTGTCTTCGGCTTCATCCGGGTGCGCCTTGCCACCATGAGCGTGGTGCGGCTTTTTATGGTGCAGCCATTCGACTTTATGACCATCCGTTTTGCCGCCGCGCTTATGGGCCATTGGATAATCAGGCGATTGCCGTGGATTACGCGAAAGCATTTCACGGATTTGCTCATCACCTTCGCTATAATCCGGGCCAGTATAATTCTTATCTACCGAAACATTTGGATTATAATCCTGCTCGATGCCCGTTGGCTTGAATGGCTTGAATGGTTTTGGAGCTTCTTTCTTTTCGATTGGAAGATATGAAAGGTCTGTGCCGCCCTTTGCTTTATGAGTACGGCCACCCTTTTTCATCATTCCAGCAGCTTTGCCCATCATCTGATTTTGTTGGCCGATTGGGTTGTTTCCAAGCATTCCGCCACCAAATTTGTGGGCCTTGCCCCCATGTTTCAAACCACCAATATGCTTCGTGCCCTCGCGAGCTTCGTTTGCCATGCGGACATCGCGATTGATCAAGTTGTCCGGTGTCAAATAACGATGCGCACGATCTGGCTCGGAGCGACCTCCGCTCTTGCGTGGAGCGCGGTCGGAACGATGCGCAGCTTTCATGCCTTCGGCTTTGCCGATGACTTTGCCGCCCTTTTTGTAGGCCCGTTTGCTCAATGGGCGCATGCCCGTTTGAACACTGGCATTTTCGGCAGAAGGCGGCGTCCAATCGGATGAATCAACTTTCGTATGAGGGTCGGCCGAAGCAAGGCGCTTTGCCTTGGCTTTCATAGCGTCCCGCGAGGTCTTGGCGGTCTGAGACATGGGTGGCTCCGGAGGTTGTTAAAACAGGCGTCCCTGTTGGCCGCTGAGGGTTGAATCCATGTCGCGCGGCAACGAATGGATTTTATTGAGCGCTTGCCCAATAATCGCGGGAGTATGCATCTTGTTTTTCGATTTGGCAACTGGAGCTTTTACGTCGCCGCCGCGCCGGAACCGCTCTTGGCCTTTTTCTATCGAGGTGGCGGCTTTTTCGCTCATCGGGAGGTAATGCACTTTTGTTGTTGACGTAGTGTTGTATTCCGGATCATGAAAAATTGGCAAGTCGTGCGAATATGTTTCGAACTTTAACGACGGATCATGGTTGTTAATTAATTTTTGCATCCGCGACGGGATTGTTACATCGTAAGGATGGATCAGCCCTCGAGTATTGCCCCAACGCGAGGCTTGAACTTGCCCCGGCGCAAACGTAATCCCATGATAGCCGCCGTCTGCGGCTTCTTTCAGGATGCGCTTCAGCCCAAGGTCTGTCCATTTGTTTGTGTCGCCAACGTGCGGCCCTTCTTCAATCATTGGGCCAAGGGCATCGCGAACAGCTTTGTCGTGTTTATTTCTTAATTTCATATAATCTTCAAATTCATCTGAATCCGCATGCTCTTGCATAATACGATTCAAAGGTATATCGTTTATATCGATAAGAGCAGGGTTCGCACCAGCGGCAACCATTTCTTTCAAAGCTCTATTACGCATGGTGAAATCTAACTTATGCATTTCCCTGTCGAGCGCACGAAGTTTTTCCCGCTTGGATTCCTTTTGCTTTTCATTGAACCCGGTGTCTGCGCCCTGTTGGCCCCAGTCCGACTGCAGCTCTTCAATGTGCAATAGTTTTTCGCCGTTCGGCCCTTTGCGGTCGGCCATGCGGATGTGAAGCAACGGATTCGCCGCATCAGGGAAATGCCCAGCCTCGCGAAATTTTTCATTTTCAGGATTATGCTGAAGAACTAATTCGCGATAATTTTCCGATGGGCCTTCCATTTGATATCTGGAGTGGCGAGCCGGATAATGGCCTTCTGAATTTTTCTGTTTCAGAATATAATTTTCCAAATCATGCGACCATTCGTCCAATAACCATTCGGAAACATCTTCCCCGTTGGCCTCTTTTCTTTTTGCGTGTTCTTGAAGATGTTTTTTCGGAAGGACTGTTTGAAACAATTTTGGTTCGTTCGCCATATCATGAGCGAGCATCATAAGGCCAGATTCGTCGTTTTCATAATCATGTCCGCCATTTTTATAAACCTGTTCGGTGTATGGCTCTTGATTTTGATAATTGAAATGCGCCGCAACATCATCCTTGTGCAATTTTTCATCGGGCTCGAATGCATTTTCGAAATGCGACCATTTCACTTCATCCGGCTTAACGCCGCGCCCAATAAGATATTTGTGCCACTGATCCGGGGTTTGTTTAATATTTTGGCCAGTTGCGTCTTGCGCGACTTCAGCTGCCTTGCTGTACAATCCGAGTTTATTCAGCTCACGGAAATGCTCAGGGTGGTCGTCCATTGGCGGGTTATTGTGGCCCACGCCGGGCGCATCAGTTTCGCCGCCCTCCTGCAGCCCAACACGAATTGGTTTCACATTACGCGCAAGGTGCAAAGCGTCTTTGGTCATTGGTCGAGGCTCCGGAAAGGATTATTTTCTTGACGTTGGCGTTTCCAAAACTGGCGTTTTATCTTCTTCAACGCTTTAGTTTGATGGAGGTAGCAATAAAGTTTTCGCGCATAGCGATTGAAAGCGTCATATTCAGCGCCCCCTTTCAGCTTTGCGCGGGTTCCCATCATTGTGGTTGTTTCCCAGTGATCGCGGGGATAACGGTACCCAGCAAATTGCGAACGACCTGTTCGCTTTCTGGGTGAACCGCGATGTTTTGCGCGAGGTCAATCATTTGAATGCGCTCTTTTGCGAGCATTTCCTGTTCTTCAACCATATTGTCCATGCGGTCTTTTTTCATGGTGGCGGCGAGCTGAGCGGCTTTTATTTTGGTATCCGCCGCTTTCACGTTGGCGAGCTGTTGTTTTATCATGAGCTCGGATTGATCGACCTTTTTCTCGTGGTCGGTTGGGCCAGTTTGCCCTCCAGCGAGCCCTTCCTGCTGCATTTTCGCATTGTCCATTTGGATTCTTGCCTGATCCAAAGCAAGTTTGCCCTTGGCTGTCATGAGCTTTGCGTCGGAATCTTGTTTTTTGATTTGCAATTCCGCCATTTGCTTTTGCATCTCGGGCGGTGGTGCACCGCGAGCTTGCGGTGGAATCATGAATTGCTCAGGGTTGGACCAACCAACCGCTTGCAATGCCGCCGTGTCGATGGCGATTGGGTCGTAGAGCGTTGGGTTCTGCGCTTGAATCTGTTTCAACGCAACGATTTTCATTAGCCGTTGGGTCTGGGAAGCTGTGTTTGGGTCGGCTTGTGGCACCAAATCGACTTGGTTCAGGGCGCGAATAAATGTTTCCTGGTCCCACTTGCGTGCCGGGCGGCGGTTTTTCTGCCAGAATGATTCAGGATTTTCCTTGAAGCAACGAACGATGAGCGCGAATTCCTCGGCTTGCGAGGCATGCATGCGTTTGTGAACGGCGTTCAAAACCTTGGTCGCCTGATCGATCAACGCGATTGTCGTGCCAACGGGGGCATCCTGTTTGCCTTCGCCCACGGCTTGTTCGGAGGTGCCGCCAATGCGAGCTCCCGTTTCGGCCATGTTTTGAACAAGGTTCATCAATGCGCCGGAGGGCTCTTTATATGGGAGCGGCATGACCGCCTGATTGATCGGCATTCCACCAGTTTTGACCAATGCTCCACCACCGGGCGGAACTCGGAATATATTTGTGTTTTGACGTGCACCAGTGTCGGCGTAAAGGAAGCCGGGGAAATTGGCATACATACCCGCATCAAGTAGCTCGCGCCAAGCAGCAGTGATAGCATTGGTTGTGTTTCCTAGGATGTGGAGGAGACCAATGTCATAAAAGCCCATCCCCGGTACAAATGTGTATTTGACGAAATTCTGACGGGCTTCAGGAAGATCCTTAGTTTCCTCATCGTAGTTGCGGACAATAGAAAGGATTTGCTTGCTGGATACATCGATGGTCACCCGATAAGGAATTTCGAGCCCTGTTTCTTTGCGTTTATGTTTATGCTCGAAGCCAGTGATGTTCAGCTCGCAATAGCATTCGTAGATCTCGCGGTCGCGGTCCTCTGGATTCATTTGATCTGGAGCGATGCCCTGTTGGGCCATTTTTTCGCGTTGAGCGGCATCGTAGTCCGTTTGTTTCGGAGCGCTCAGCTCAACATCTTGATAAACGCCAAGAATTTGCATACGCTTCACGGTCGAAGGCCGCATGTAGATGCGGTGGGTGACGCGCTTCGCATTGCTCAGGTCGGTTGCAGCATTGTTCACGATCAAGTCATCGGCGTCTATCGATTCGCTGACTGGGCGACCACGGAGGGGGCAGAAGTAAATCTTTTTGAAGGCAGTACCACCAAACCCAAGCATGAGTAACATCCGATCGGTGTCGGGATAATATTCTCGCGCAGTGCTTGTGAGGTAGTGATTAAGATCGTTTTCAAGATCATTGGCGAGTTGATCGGAGGCGAGGTCGGCATTGTTGTTGTCCTCGCGAATCTTCACCGGGCCGTCAGTGGGCAAAAGTTCAGACCTTGCGTTCGCCTGAAAACGCAATACGGCTTCGAGCAAGAGCGGGTGGCGAACCCTCGACATGCCTTCGACTGGTGCACCATCGGCAGCCCCTGTGAGGCCGGGGATCTCAATTTTGAGGCCCATGAGCTTAATGCCCTGAGCGCGGTCGTCAATCCATTCTTTGCGGGAATCGAGGTCATCCTGAACGCCTTTCAACAGATCCTCGGAGATGCGAGCGAGCTCCGCCTCGTTGATTTTATCGACCAAATTATCGAACCAGCCTTCTGGCCCACCCTCGTTTGTGCTTTCCAGCGGCGAACCATCGAGCGTCAGCGTGATCGACCCATCACCATGTTCAATCGTGAGTAGGTTGCCCTTTTCATCGACGTTGGGCGCATCGCCCTCATCCGCGAGTTCAATCTCAATGCCCTCATGCTGAAGCTCTTCGGGCGCATCACCGGGCAAGCGGATGTTTGGGCTGAGGCCGGGGGTGAGCGCCATTTCCTATGTTCCTTCTCAAACGGCATAAAGCGGAGCAGGAGGCGCTCCGCGATGCTGGATGCTAGATTCGTAATCGTTTTGGGCTTCTTCAGGTCGGGCTATCATGCCTGTTTTTCGCAAATGACGCAAGGCCATTGATACGGTGTCGACAAGATCGTCGTGTTTTCCTTTTGGGAAAATGGCCGATTGAGTGATGACCATGTCCGCCCAGCTTTTGTCCGGGGCATAAACAAGCCCTTCAGCAAAAATATGCTGGACCGAATAGAGCCTCGAGCGTTTGTCGATGCCGTTCGGATTATCGGTGATGACCATGAAGCCGAGATGATTGTAAAGCCGACGAAGTTCCTGCGCAACCGAGTGTCCTGCCGCTTTGTCTTCGATCAGGATTGCATCCGCTTTGTATTTCTTCAGCGTCTCAGCAACCTTGGTCACGAGCTGGTGAAGCTCAAGGCGTTCCGCCCATGCATTGACGAGCATGACTTTTGGGTGAGGAGCTTTGTAGCCACGTTCCTTTTGGAACATGTCTTTGAGTCCCAGCGGCTTTTTCATGGCCTCGGTCGAAATGGGATCTTCCGTGTAAACACCCCAAATGGTCAAAGCCGATGGATCATTTTCGGTTTTTTCGGTGTAAGCCGTGTCGAGGCTGGCAATGATGTAATCGAACGCAGGGAACGATTCATGCTCCCAAAGCTGCCACCAGTCGCGCTTTATGATCCCGCCGTCTGCAGGGGTTGGAATTTGTTGGAACTGACCGCTCACGGCGTATGGGCCCATGGCCCGTTTGTCGCGCTCTACAACGTGCTCTGGGAACCGTTCAGGGAAAAGGAGCTCGCCTAGCGTTTCGCGCTGGTCTTCCCAGCCCAGCATCGTTGGAGCGGCGCGGAGGGGCTCGTATTCCATGGGCAACATGATATGGTCGTAGCCTAAACCTTTATCAAGAATGACACCAGAAACATCCTCTTCATGGAGGCGCTGCATAATGACCACGATTGCCGACTTGTCCGGATTGTTCAAACGGGTCGGCACAGCTTGCAAAAACCAATCGATCGTGGTCGATCGCATCTGGTCCGAAGCGGCGCTTTCCACTGTGTGGGGGTCGTCGATGATGACTCTGTCGCCACGAGCACCCGTGATCCCGCCAGCAGCCACGGCTTGGCGGAAGCCAGTCGCGGTGTTTTCGAACTTGGTCTTTGCGTTCTGGTCGCCTGTCAACGTGACACGGTCGCCCCAAAGTGATTGATACCATTCGGACTGAATCAGTCGGCGCATCTTCGTCGAATCACGGATGGCGAGCTCTTGACCATGGGAGGCGCAAACATAGCGCAAATGGGGCATATTGCGTGGTCCCCATTCCCAAGCTGGCCAAAAGACGTTGGTCAGCAATGACTTCATCGCGCCCGGTGGCACGTTGATTAACAAACGATTGTAATATTTTTCATCGTCGATCATCATTTCGTCAGTGATTGCAGTGAGATGCGCCGCAATCATGTCGATGTGCCAGTTGTGGACATAATCTTGGCCCGGTTCGACCACGTGCCATGCAAGTTTTATGAAATCAACAAAGCTGTCTTCGCAATCTGCTTTGTCCAAAAGGAACAAAAGCTCATCGGGCGTGTAGCTTTCGGCAAGTTCCTCCAAATCGTAAGCCACCCGATCATGCATCAGTCAGCCTCGACCGCTGTGAGCTCGATCTGCTTCAACAAAGCATGGCGCAACTGATCACGGACCTGCGCTGGCATGAGCGTCAAATCGACCTTTTGCTTGATGTTCACGTCCAAAGTGCTCTCGGCCAAGAATTTTGCGCCGTATTTCTTTGGGGCCAGTTTTTCATTGTGCCAGCGGCGTGTGTCGATGCGGTTTCGCGCACGAGCAGGATTTGCGTCATCGTCCGCAATGTCCATCATGGTCTCGACCATAATGTCTGCTCTCATTTCAATTGCTCGTGCGTATTGTTTGGCCAAAAAAGGCTCATCTTTAATGTGCGCAAGGAAAGTCGCCGGGCTCGGAAAGCGTTTTGAACCGTCTTTATTTAAACTTTGGCAAACTTTTGTTAGGCTTTCGCCTTCCGCGATACGACGAATGATTTCCGCAAGATCTTCCTGCTTAACATCATCGTTCAGCCAAAATCCTTTACGTTTAGGCGGTATCGCAACAGCTTTTGAGGCTTTTGCCACAGTGCATTCTCCCTCTCAGAATGAGAAAGCGAGTATGCTCCGGAACAAAACAAACGCAAAAAGAAATCGTTAAGTGTAGCAACCCATTCGGAATGCTAACAAATCATGCAGTTGAGAAGAGAAATTAGTTACATCAATTTCATCTTCTGGCCTGAAATCAAACTTATTTTGAAGCATCGCGGCTCTTGAACCTTGATAAAATAATATCCTATCAGGTGTTTTGCCTTCGCCAACACCAACAATAAACAAGCTGTAACCTCCGGCTTTGAACAAATCCCGATGCCACTGAACCTGAGAAGCTCGGACATCATGGCACGACAGCTTCTCACCTTGGATTTCTCCAACTTTCAACTCAATGGGCACAATCCTGCCCTTCACCATGATCTGAAGATCCGCAATCCCAATCGTTCCGCCTCGTCTCGGCTCATAAGTCGAAAGCCATCCGTCCCAGTTTTCCCGAAACCAACTTTTGAATTGCTGTTCATTCATCATAAAACTCTCCCATACATTTTATTTTGCTCTTCGAGCCATTCATAATATTTGGACCAACGAGCTCGAGCAGCCTCGGACATTTTCCTCTTCGTTTCTTCTGAGATAGGTTTTTTGTTTCGAGCAGCCTCGGACATCTTCCTTTTTGTTTCATCCGAAACTTTGGGCCTATTTTTTGCCGCAAAAGACATGTTCGCTCTCGAAGTTTCAGAAAATTTATATTCTCGCTCCATAATTCTCTCCTTTTCAAAAACGAGAAAATAGTAAGCCTCGAAATAAATACAAAAGCAACCAAATTCTTATTTTTATAAAGAATAACAATTTTCCGTTTCCATTCCGAACCCCTATTCCCCCCTTTCTCTCTCTTTCTTCTTCTTCTTTACAACTCTTACAAGGGGGAATATACTATATAGAATGGAAACGGTAACACTATATTTCAATGACTTACGCCGTAAACGAAATCTTTCCGTCTTGATCGACCTGAAATCGACCCTCAATCGTTTCGGTACCGAAACAATTAATCTCCGACCCAAAAACCTTCTTTCGAGACGACCGCGATCTCTGAATAATGGCCCTCGAGCCAAAAATGATGGCCCGGCATCTCACGCTGAAGCCGCTCCATTTCCTTCCTGCATTCCGCCTCATCGTCGAATTCTTCAACAATGTAGCTTTCCGACCCATTCAACCGCTGTTGGCCCTTCAACACCCATATCTCGTTTTGCATCACTTCATCCTAAATCCTGCTGACAAAACAATCATCCACCATAACGCCTGAGCATGATAATCAATGAAATCCAAAATCCTCATCCAAACGTCGTGATCCATTATTTTGCCTCTTTTGGATAAATGGAAAACCGCATATATGCCATTGCAAACGGTTTAAGAGTTGTTGGCGCTTGATATTCTGGCCTGACCCGCCA